GGACAGGCTGTCTTGGGTATTAGGTCTAAAATAGACCCCACCTTCGACAGTGCAGGGCAACGACACGCACTCTGGAGCTCGAACGTATCTGTTGTTGGTTCTGATTGAAGAGACGTTTCCGGATTTACCATCATCCTTCCACGTAACCCCGCCACAGTCAACTTCATCAACGTTGTAGCCATACAAGTACAGTCGCCCGCCCGCGGGCCGTTCTATAAACCCCAATCCTGGACACGCGGCGTCTCCGTTGTCACCGCGTGTTTGGCCGTCATGTAGTGGAGCATGCTCAGGACAGTTGTTGCCTGATAAAGACGGTCGCCCAGGTAAGAAGTCAAGTCCATACTGATCATTCCATTGACCGAGTGAGACATTGTCAAAAACTTCTTTGCATCAGCAAAATCTTTTGCTTCTGCGAATCTCGGATGAGTAGTCATCCATTTATAAAGAGTAACGTCAAACACCGCCCCATTGACTGAGGGGACAGTATCGCGCAACGCGTGACGCACTTCTTCAGGTGAGGCATCTTTTCCAGCCCAAACCGCCTGTCCTTCAGTCTGAATGACTGACTCGCTCAGCGGCCTGTAATATTTTGCTGTGGCGTGATCCCTGTTCAACCACTCCTCCCACTTTTCAATGCCTAGTATGCCCATTTTCTTCCACATGGGCATTATGTCAGCGGCCTGCTTCATCATAGAGCTCGGAAGGAGCTCATAGAGCACGACCGAATGCGCAACGCGCATGCCGAAACCTGACTCAATAGACGCCACGGATCGAAAACTCATGTTCTTTCTGTCAGCGCAGAAAGCCCGTTGTTCATCCGGGGAAAGTGGCAAATATTGGAAAATATGCCTGACCTTAACTTCCTGTATATCCTCAGCAAGTCCAGCGTACATGTTGAGCAAGGAAGCTCCGGCAAATGCCGGACCGAGCACACGAGGGTGATCGGTTGCAAGAGCCGCACCGACTGACACAGCTCCTATCGTCGCACTCAAAAACTTCGACATTCTCGATGTTGGCCTACGACGTTTAACGAGTATGATTTCTTCATACTCCTTGGGAAATTGTATGTTATTCAACGACCAATCATTGAACTGAAACTTAGACAGCCCAATGAGCATTTCACACAACCCGGCAGCAGCCCCGGGAGCACCAGCCGCCTCGAGCCCGTCATTATACTCCAACAACTGGAGCACATTCTGGAACCCGAGAAATGTGGTGTTATGCAGATATTGGTCAAGAGCAACACGATGTTTGTGAACAAATTTCCGCACACGTTCGTAAGGCACGGTCAGCTCCTTCACAATAGTTTCAGCAGCCTTGCGCCTTGCGACCTCCTCCTCCAACTCCTCAACCTTCGGTTCGGCTAGTTGTCGAGCAACATCTGCTGCTGCTCTCGCTTTTGCCTCCTCGTTGGCTTGGTCCTTGGAGAATTCGCGTTTCTTCTTGTTCTGTCTGGAATCACCAGACCTTCGCGGTTTTTCATCGCGATGATTGCGTGTCGCGTGGGTTCTCCCACGCTCATTGTCTCCACACTTGGAGCAGAATTTTTCCCATGCCTTCTTCTTCGGCTCCCCAGTCACCCCTCTCTCTGGACTGTGGCTCCTGGACCCAGATGTCTCCGAACGCCCTGCACGCGGGGAGGACGAACGGCTGGTGCCAGGTTTACCACGGCCCTTCATACGAGAAGTACCTGATTGGGAGCCAAAGTTGTTGGCCACCAGAAGCCCATCTTCGGGCTCCATACTCTCAGCTTTGGAGAGTGCTCAACCTCT